ATTTAGTCCGAAGGACCGACCATAGGGAGTTACAAATAGCCTGACCGTAAGGGAACGCCCAAGTATTTACATCATAGACATAAACTCTGGCCTGTTAGTTATCCTATCTTCTAATCCTATTCGCAACGGGAGTGATCTATCAATGTCGGCATCTTGAAGGCAATTGATTGTATCATTTAACACCTTAAATCCACGTGACTCAAGGTAGTTGTTATCATACATATTGTATCCATGACGTTGGATGGATAAGCCATTGTAAAAACCACCCTCAACTGACTGTGGCTTTATATTCAATATCTCTGTATTAAAGATAAAGTCTGGCATTGTCCTACGCATATCAGCGATGTAATCCTCCCCCAAAACGTGTGCATTATCAAGGCTACTTGCATAGCTTACATACACACACTTCTTGCGCTTCTCTGTCAAGTAGTTTTCCCATCTTCTGATATCAGCCAATAATGAAACTTTTTGTGGACTAGCGCCTCCTTCCAATTGCTCATACTGCATCTTCATATTATTCAACTCTATCTGAACATGAATAATCAGGTTGATCAACTCAGGATCCATTTCATTTTCCTTCTTCAGTATCCATTTGGCATCTGCCAATGTTGGCATTGAAGTCGTCATGCATATCGAGCGGTGAAAATGAAGATGACCCCAGCGCTGACGGTTTGCCCTGAGAGTTGGATATGTTTCCTCCAGATACTGTTCATAATCCAGATACTTTACCTCATCCGCAACATGAACATCTGTATTCAATCCATTACTGCTTCCTTTTTTATCCTGGCTTATAAAATTCAAACAGGATCCCCATCTGAAAGTGAGTGTATTGTCGTAATTCTTTGGACGTTCGAATGGCTCTTTAAATCCAGCTTTTTTATCTGGTTTTTTCCCAACTACGAAATGCACGTTATCATAGAGTCCTACGGCTTCGAGTCCAGTGATCAGCGAGGGTAATGTCCGGGTAAGAATTTGTTGATAGGTTTCACCAACGTTCAATATCTGGCACCTAGGCATTTCAATTGCATCTCTCCGGATCTTAGGTGCAAGCACTCCACGTGTCTTACCGGTTCCCCTTCCCCAAATGAAATAAGATTCCTTGGCATCAACCAACCAGGCTAATGTTTGAGGCTCGTTAAAATATTCTACTGTAGTCGCCTCAGGTAGGGTCGACAATAATGGCGTCCGGGATATTGTCTGTATTTCGTTGTTCATATTTTCTTTTTAAAGCTTCAATATTCACAGGCTTCAATCCTATGTCTTCAGGCCTTGTAACAATTACTACCATCTTAGGTATTTCCGGAACAGAATTATCAACGGAAGAAATAGCGGTTGCATATCTTTGGTAACTCTTCAACAGATCCGCTTCCACCTTCAAATCATTTGAGGCCTTGGCTCTACGGAGAGCATCCAACAGTTTATCCAAAAATGAAGCAGAAACAAAATCCGCATTTGGCTTTCTTACTCCACCAAATATTTTCTGACTCAGGGCAACATCTGCGCAGGCCTGGCGAATTCCAAGACCGTAACGCTTGGTTATCATTGTGGCGATCTGATTACTGTTATAGTAATCCTGAAACTGCTTGTCAACAAACACACAGCGCTCCCATATCTTCATCTGAGTAGCGGATAGCGTTACTTCATTTTCTGTATCAACAGAATACCGCATAAGCAGCTGCTCTGTGGTTTCTTTCTCGTATCGTTTTAAATCCATTATTTAATTAGATCAAGTTTTAATTTATTAATGTAACTATTGGCAATCGTTTGCGCTGGAGTGGATCCACTTAATGCCTGGTCAAATACTACAGCCCTTAACTCGGCTTCCCGGGTATAAACTCCTTTGTAATACGAACGATAAATTTCACTGGTCTTATCTTCCAATGCATTCATAAATTCTTCTTCAGGTATTTCTGTTACCACAGCCACCTGTTGTGGAGTGAATGCAAGAGCTCCGAATTTTTCTATTTCCTTTAATAACTCTTCCGATATCATCTGCCAAATGGTTTACGATGGTTTAACTCATCAATTATTACATCGATACAAAACTGTGCAGCTTTCGCATCATTAAAAATTGTACCCACTTCAATTCGTGGGTTATTGCTATGGTTGGCACTTCCAATAATTACCAGGTTATAATTTTCGTTCTGAAGTACAGTAACCTTCGCATGACAATTACTCTGCTTAATGTTTGAAAACTTATGATTGATCAGGCTCAACACATTTGGGTTCCTTACCTTCATCCGGGCATCGAGTATGCAGTAGAATTCCTGAATCAATCCGGAGTCGAATAAATTAATCAAGGTTGTGGCTGCCTTATCGCTTAATGCATACGTGGTAATATATACCTTGCACGGACCAGTAATTTTAATGAAGTAATTAATCAAATCATGGGTGCTCCATCTTCCTCCGGAAAAAAACATTTCACATTCGCCTGGTTGTGGCACCGTTAAAATGTCCTTAATCTTATCATGCATTTTACTGAGCTGCGTGGTAAGAAAATATTGAACCCTCACGCTACCGGCATCGGCATTTAATTTCGCTTCTATTTTTTCCATTTCAGCCTTCCATGCTTCTACCTTCTGTATCTTATCTCCATGGTTAGCAAATTTGCTTATGTACGTCCTGAGGGTGTTTCTCCTGCTCAACAGCTCTCCCTGTGATAATTCTTTTTCCTCCTGCTCTTCCTCTGGCCACTTACCGTGAAGACTAAAATAATCTACCAATGCAAATCGTGGATTTATCTCCACATTAAACAGCTCCATAATTCTCATCACTGCCTTGGCTCTTTGCTCCACTGGTAAATCAGATCGCAATTGTGTTTGGTGAATATGCGATGCTTCTTTATAGAAAAGTAATGCCTGCTTATGAATCTCATGGTACTTTTCTGGTTTCTCCGGAACTATATTTTCATTGTAAACCTTTGCCGGTTGTTCATTGGAAAACTGCCTTACTTCAGAAACCTTCACTTCTGTAATTACCTGAACCGGTTTCCCTTCATGCTTAATCAAATCGAGTTCATACGGAAGCTTCGATAAATTGTAATCATCCGGACCTCTCCAGAATGCTTTCTTCAAATTATGGTTACTGCCATAATTTTGGTATAAAATTACACCGGCATTATAATCTCTCTCTCCGGAGAGCCATTGTTCTATATCTGTCATTTGCTCGATGATCTTTTAAAGTTCTGAATATTGGTTCCCATGGATGCATAGTGCACTAGGGGTGGAATCAGGGCATACATTTTATAATGGGTATTGGGCCAGTACTCATCGCCCAGGTACTCATCATATTGTCGTTGTATATCATTTATCCTGGCTTCAAAAAACTTAATCAGCTCAGCCATAAATTGTCCTCCTCTTACAACATACCCAAATAGGCCATAAGGATTGAGTGGCTTGCACACCCATTCATTAATACTTGTCTTCATTGCATCTTCAAAGCCCTTGAAATCTGCCCATCCTAAATAAATGAAATTCCAGTCATCAGGTACTGCAGTAAGTTGCGACTCAATAAACATATCAAAACCGCCCGAAAATTCCACATCATCTTCAAACACAATAAATTCATTGATCCCGGCATGGTAAGCATTTTTTAATATTTGCAAATGGCTATGGTAGCAACCAATTGCACCAGGGGTGATATGTAAATAAATACTACTGTATTTATTGGCAGCTCCATCCACGGCATTCACAAATTCAACCCCTTCAATTTTGTGTTTTTCAAACTGCGCAATTGCATGAGCTCTGCGATCTGTTCTGTGTTCCAGATTGAGGCAGTATTTATGTTTGATATCGTTGATTTTCATGTTACACAAATGTAATTCCCCTGCAATTGCAACGAAAGGACGCAAACAAAAAGGGAGCATCCTTCCGGATGCTCCCTCATAATCTTATTGTAATGATGACAAATTTCTAGTTCACAAATAGTGTTTGGAAATCATTCTCTGATCCAGCACTATAACCGGCTCCTACTAAGTCCACTCTTCCTTCGAAATAAGGTGCCACATCAGATGCGGTGTATTCGAATGAAATAGTAGTTCCTTTTCGTTCGCCATTTTTCTTCATGGTTCCTCCTTTACCGGTTGACAATTTAGCAGGAGTGCAGGTATTACCAAACACACGCTTTTTGCAATCCTTATCGTAAGCGATGAACACAAAACCTTTGCGATTTTTAGCTTCACTTAAGAAGCCTAAGAACTGGGCCTGATCTTTCGGATGGAAGAAATCAAGAATGTTCTTAATTGCCTTGCCATCAGTTTCTCCAACTACCTCGTGGTTTAAGTCCGCGGTTTCGTCGGTGAAATAAATTGTATGAAAGCTTTTACCACTTTTCATTACAATATCTTCTTGCATCGTTCCGATATCAGTGAAGTGTGCGGGTGCACTGTCATCGCAACCACATTGCATTGATGATATATCTTCTACATAAGCATACATTAAAGCTTGCTTTGCGAGTCCTGGAGTGTTATTCCCTCCTGTAAATAATACGTCTTCTGGTTCCATGGTATGGTAAAAATTATTTTTTAATATTTATGAAAAAATTCCCGAAGTATATTTTATTGCCTACTTCCGGATGAGGCACTTCACTTACTCTAGCCATGGTGTATTTTATCACTTCCTTCCCTTGTATTACAGTTGGCATTTTTGGATCTAATACAAGTGATGCTTCTTTTTTAGCAGCATCATAATGCATCAATAATTCCGCCTCAACCACTTCTTTGGCTTCTACACCTTCATTTTTTTTAGGTATTGGCAAAGCCCCGTGTACCTTGTACACAGAGCCTTCCAATGCCTCTTTTACTGTTATCTCAACCATGCTTCTCTTACGTTAAGTCGGCTGCAGGGAAATACAATGTTGTATCACTGGTCAATCCGCTATCGTATCCTACGTTTTGAGGAACACTTACAAATACATGTTGGTTGATGTGGAATCCTAATCCTTCAAACCATTCGTAGAATGCCTTTACAGCATAATCAGCCTTTTGCACATCGGTAAGGATGGGTTGGTTGGTTTTATTCACCACACGCTTACGATTATCGGCATAAGTCGTCCAAATTCTTCCTTGCTCCAAGTGTGGCAATCCTACCAATGGTAATCCACTGAAGTATTCTTTAATCAAGCCCTCACGGGTATAATCGGCATTCTGACCGTACAAGGTACGATAGTCTTGCTTGTATGCATCCAAGTCGCTGGTGTTCATGAAAATGAAATCCATCATGTCACGTACATCCACCGGGATTTTTTTCACGAAACGCTCCACATTGCTCACTGCATTGTTGCTGGCAAATGTTGGCAATTGAATACGGTACATGCTACCATCAACAATTCCCTGGCGCAATTTTTCATTGATACCATCGCAAGCTGCACCAAATACGGTGTCATAGGTTGAAGCGTTATAAACGCCCTTACACAATAAGTAATCGCGGTCGCGGCTTATTGCTTTACCAATTTCATTTTCAGTAATGTATTTGGTAATTGGGTATTGGGTAATATCCAATTTCTCATTAGCCAAAAACGAAAGCCAACTCTTCCACACACTCGATGGAGTGATGGAGATATTGCTTTTAAAATGATAAGCCTTAACTAAGTTTGGCTTAAAGGTGGTATTGCCAGCAGCATTCCACACGTTTTTAAAACCAAAAACCACACGGTCAGTAATGGTATGCGATAACCAATACTCATCATCCACATCTGTAACAGTTGTGAAGTACTTCGTAATTTGGGTTTCGCCCAAAGTTGCCGAACGAATTTGTTGGCTCGATTTGCGACTGTAATCACCAAGGGAGGTTACGATGTCTGTTATTACTAAGCTCATTTTTAAATAAAAATTAAAATTAAATTATGTTGTATATGCCCTTACAGGCGTTTATTCTATTAAAGGTTTGTTTTGCTCAATTCGGCTTGAGCCTGCTCCATAATGCGTTTATCTACTTCGCTCAACTCCTCCGGATGGTCAACTATATCGGCTCCTGATTTAATTGGAGATGTAGCACTTTCTGGCAAAAGTTTTCCTAAGGTTTCAACCTTGGTATTTAAACCTTCAATGGTCAAATCTTTTGCTGTTACATCATTTTTCAACGCTGTAATCTCATCCTGAAGATTAGTGATCTGATCTGCATTAGTAGCTACAGTTCCGGCAATGGATAATTCAATACCGGTTACTCCAATTTCTTGAAGTTCACGGTTGGCCGCTGCCACTTGGTCTTCAGTAATAACATCAGCACCCAATCCCTTGAGAGCTGCGATTTCTTTTATTTTGAACATATAATTTGAATTTGAATTGCTGAGTAAGCGTGTACTGTTGATGGTGGCCTCCAAGGTTTGAATTCCATCGATTAAGCCAAGGGTAATTGCTTCTTCACCCATATAAACCTTTCCAGAAAAAACAGTTTCAGAAACACCTGGTCTGTTCTTTTTTACGGTGGAAACAAAAATCTGACGGATAGGATTTAAGCTACTTTCTTTCATGGCCTTATAATCCCCTCCCTTTGCATCGAAGAAAGCCTTATTCTTATCCTCGCTACCATCTGCATTAATGTAATGCTCTACAATGCCCATTGCTTCATAGCGCTTGCTGTAATCCAAAAAGCTAGAGCAAACACCAATACTGCCTATATGAGCAGTAGCATGGCTGGCATATACTTTATCGCAGGCACTTGCTATGGCATATCCTGCACTACAAGCCATCCCATCAATAAAGGCGGTAATGGGCTTTGTAAATTCATCGCGTATATAATCGGCCAATTCAAACGTACCATCAACAGCTCCACCCGGGCTGTCAATAATTAAGATGGCATTCGAAATGTTTGAATTGATTAACGCCTTTTGCAAGATGTTTACAAACTCGGCCGTACCAGCATCACCGCACCAGCTCTCTTTCATTATGCTTCCACGAATGGGCATAATTAAAGTACTACCCGGTTCAGCAGTATTAAAATCACTCTCAAAGTTGTAGCTGTCGGTTTGCACAAACGAAGCCTTATTTTTCACGGCTAAGTCTTGAAGCATCTTTTCATCAATTTCATTCAATGTTCCTGCAACGTAACGATCTATCAATGGCAAGTATCCCATGAGGGCTTCCCTTGTCATTAATATTGGCTTGCGCAGTAAATTGGAAATGATATGATTCATCTCTACAAATGTCAAGATGAACTGATACTATAGAAAGGACTTGTTTATGCGTTAACGAGCAATGTGCCGTCTAATAATTTCTCTGGCATATAGCATTGGCCAATAAATGAAATTTGGGTTGATTTCATTTTTCCTGCAGCTGCTTCCGAGTTGTATAAAATAGAGTAGGTAAGGGGTTGCTCGGTATTACCTAGTATGGTAATATTACAGTTGTTATCCTTACGGGCAAGTATAAATTTATAATCCAACATCTCATCCAGTATGGCTTCATTATCATTGAAGTTACCTGCTACAATTACAAATACTTGTATATCATATAGCTTTCCCAATGCAGTCTTCACTCCGGAGTATTCACACTTACATGTAGCATGTACATATTCGAGTTCATAAAACTTCTTAGAGCCAACATAATCAATACTTACAGCGTTATCCGGTGCCGTATCAATACTCGTAATATCTTCATCCGGAATAAAGTATAATGCTTGATTTCCGCCTAAAGGATCTTTTGTTGGTCTTAAAATATGATTCATTTTGCGTGGGGGACAATTAGTCCATAAATTTTTATTTGCCTATTACTACTGTGTTTCGGCTCTTTCTATATCTAAAATATGCTTTTTTTGCACGCTCATAAGAAAAAACGTCGTCATTTAATTCGTGAGTGGTGCAAAAATTTTCAATGCAATCTTTTATCATCCGGCTTGGTATTATTCTGCATTCTAAGTCTATACCGTAAAAGAGCATTGCATATATTTCTTCCAATATATACTTATTAAAATGGCATACACTGGTTGGTGTCAATGTATGTCCGTAACGAAAAAAAACATCTGCATTTAATCGCACCACAATTCGCTCAGGGAAACTGCTTAATTTAATTTGATGATCATGCTGTGTGCTGTTCTTATTTATCATATAAATCAAACAATTACCCAACGCATTTTTTGTACTGAGCACAGGGCTTTCACCATACTTTTTAGTGAGCCATTGTTTAACGAGCGGGGTTACAGGTATCTCCAGTTTAAATATCATCTGTGCTCAAATTTATAGCAGTTTCGACACCTTACCCCGCCCATTTATTAACAATTGTGAATTTAAGATTGATCTGTGTCCAACTCAGTTATCACTGCCTTTGGGTAAATATAGATTACTCCACGCTTTGCCCCGTCCGCTTCATTATTATAATGGTACTCATATTTCCCGGCACCATATATTTTCTCAATAGCAGCTTCAATCCATGCCCAGTCATAATCTTGCCCGGCATAAGAATCAAAGCCCAGATCAGGACGCCCTGGCACCTTAAAATCATGAATGAAAATTACTGGTTGTAATCCCGCCTTGGCAATGGCTTCCAATTCATCCAACAAAGGATTAAACGCTTCCCAATGCGCATCCAGAAAGAACAATATATTACCATCTGTCGGTTCCCCATCCTCCGGTACCAATAATAATTGTGGCATCAGCACTGCACTATTACCATGCAATGCCGTAACATTTTCAAATGTTTCTAACTCAGCCCGAGCAATTTTAAAATTATCCTCCTTTACTTCAATAGTAATTACATTCTTCGCCAGCTTACTCAGGTGCTTGGTGGTTGCTCCACGGTAGGTACCGGTTTCAATAATTAATCCTACTTTGTGTTTTTGGCAAAGTTTTTCCAGCTCTGCATAAATGTGGGTGTCGCCTTCAAACCCCTTAGCGTTCTGTGCTACGTACTCTTGGTGTGTCATGGTTATAAATCAATAAAATTAAAATGGATTTCTGGATGGCTATAGGTAAGCCCGAAGGAGTACAACTTATTGGGAACATTGTAGTCTTGCTTTACTGCTATAATATTGGTATTATTTACTACATCATAAATTGAATAACCGTATCGATGCAATAATTCAACAGCTGCGAGGTAACTCATGCCATAGCAATGGCTCCCATCCCACATACGCTCTGCATCATACTGCACCACTTTTTTACTATACAATGGCAATTGGCTGTTTACCTCGCATATAATAACTTTTGGATGAAGATTCCTGCTCAGGTATTCCTTCAATACCCAGTAATCATTCCCATCAATATCTATCGAAAGTAGATCTACTTCTTCAGGAAAATCAAATACGGTATCCTTAGTTACTTTCAATTGCATTACCTCATTATTGCCTTTATTGTCGGCATCAATCATCAGGCCCTTCCATCCCTTTTCCAAGAAATACCTGGTATTACTCAGGTGGAAACCATTACCGGCACCAATATCTAAGAAGCTACCTTTTACTACTCCAATTTTTTCGAGCAATTCATCGAGTATTATACTCTCTCCGTTTTGTGAATAGTCTTTCATATTTAAAATAATTACATGCCTCTCATTCTTACTATTTGTTCATCAGTTTCCACTTCGCCAGGGTAGTAGGAGTGAAGTATTTCCCGTGGCTCTCTTAGCTTGGCATACCCACTTTTATGAAATGCCCACGATACAGCAGTTTGGTCTTGTCTTGCGTGCAAGAAACGAGGATCCTGGCTTCTGCCCGAATGTTCTCTTGGAGTATCAAATACACCGGCATGGTAGGCCTCAATAAAATGTCTTGCAAAATTTCTTCCCTGTTCCGTTTCTAAGTTTACACCAAATATGCAGCTCCACAATTCCGGCATCTTCTCAGCCTCATCACGGCTTACTTTTGCCCAACTCAAATCTGTATCGGCACTAGTCTGTGCCAGGTTGTATCCGCTCTTAATAAACAATCCACCTTCATCATCAATAATATCCATCAGTTTATTAGGGTCGCGTACTACCCATTGGCTGCAATCCATCCATAAAATATGAGTGTACCCATCAAGCATGGCCTGCATAAATGCAGCAGCTTTTATGGTGTATGGAAAATTCTTTTTAAAGAAATCGTTAATTATTTCATCCTTCCATATCTTCATATCGTAGTTCCAGCCATGGTATATAAGCGATCGCTCCAACCGTGCCGAACCTCTAGGGTACCATGCTCCCCAACTTGCATTTATTAATACTGCTTTTTTATTCGATTCCATATTTCTGTGCGTGCGGCTCTGCTGTTGAAAATCTGTAGTGAAACATTATTTTATCCTCTATAAAAACTTCAAAACTGCATAAGGCTGTAAGCCTATCTGCATAGTCCTTATCTTCTCCATAGCGCATATCCTTGAAACCTGCTTTTAATGCCAATTCCTTTTTTACCGGATTAAAATGGGTTACGTTTCTCACATAACTCCATCCATCCACATCGTTTTCCCATTCCGGATATTTAAGTGAGTGGCAACATAACTGATCATTCTGGCCATTGGTTGTCATGTGTATTATCAACCCTATACAATCGGGTGAATGTTTTACCAATGCATTTACAATTGTTTTTAAATAATCCTGCTCCGGAAAATCATCATCATCAAAATAAACAATGTTTTTACCCCGTGCATTCTCGGCCATTAATTGTCGTTTCTTTCCAATACTCATGGCTCCACGTGGAGAATCATTAAATTCGATCGATACTAATTCATGCAGATTATCTGCTTCAATTTGCCGATAAAATTCAGCCACCAGCAAATCGAACATTTCCTTACGTTCGGGCACAGTGGCAATAAGTACGCTTAATTCAATCATGCCGGCATTCTAAGTTTACACCAGGCTATATGAGGTTGAGCAACTTCTTGCAATGCCCATACATCGGCAATATTTTCCAATCCAAAGCATTCGTTTACTCGTTGGTAATACAATGCTTCACCTTGCGCCCAGGTACTATCTGCCTTCTCACTCACTTCATCCTTTTCAGATTCATTAGTTGTATAGTGGCGATGAATAAACTGAATACTTGGGCGATATAATAATTTACCTTCGAGCTCAGCCTTATGCGTTAAATCGGTATCGCAAAACATGTGTTTGTATTTTGGGAAATAGATGTAACCGTTTTCTTCATAAAATTGTCTGTCCATTATGGGTAGAGTTACAATCCACATTTGTGTACCATCCCATGTTTTAAGTAACTTATTTTTATGAATGGCAAATGCTCCATTTATGGTTTCATCCCAATTTTGGAAACATTCAAAGTCATCACTAATCACAATTATTATATCTCCCTTGCATTCCTTAGCTGCACGGTTTATGGCATCTACAGCGCAAGTGTTTTCTCCCTGCACAATGGTATAGCCTCTAAATTGATATAGGTATTCATCCAGCTGAGGATCATTATCATCTATCGAAAGGATGTATTCTATTTCATCCGGATTCATTACCTGATTAATCCAATGTAAATAGGTTTTGCGAGCTTTTACGGCTCTCCCTCTCGATGGGTGTATTATTGATATCATGTATCAAAGATGTTTTTTTGTGCAATTGCAACAAAGGACAGCACACCCCAACCCTTAACTACTGCGGATATTACCTGTATCCAAGGCTTCCCCTATACGTTTTAAATCATAACTTAATTCATCGTAGTTTAGTTGGGCCTTAATTGGCTCATCCAATTTATTGCAGAGCTTCTCCATCACCATCATCATTTGTATGAGCAATGCATCATTATTTCCACCTCCATTATTTCCTACCGGTGCACTTGCCTGAGTGCTTCCTCCTCCAGCATAACCTCTTACCCTTACAGCCTCAAGCATACCTATTACGTTGGCCATCTCCGGCATGGTATAAATCCAATTAGGTATTACATACTCACTGCCTTTTTCCGCAACAATTCCATAACTAGGAGTATTGTAATGCCCTCCACCGGCAATGCTCCCTACATTTTTAGCACTATAATTTTTCCCGCTTTCCCCCTTCACTTTCGTTTCTCCACCCACCGCATATTCAGGAAGAGGGCGGGCTTCAATGGCTGCTATTTGTATGGCAACTGCGGCAGCTGTAGCAAAACCCAACAATAAATTTTCGGCAAAGGCTTTAATAATAGCAACACTACCATAAATGGCTGCCGAGAATGCCGCCTGATTCTTATCTCTCTTGGCCTGCTCGTATCTATCCTTTTTCTGTTGCTCATCCAATTGGGCATTGAGCATACTTATTTTATCGGCTAGCTGTTGCTCACTTACAGCCTTGGCATTATCATACTTTTCTTTGGTGAGGTAGCCTTTTTTATACTCCTCCTCAATAAGAGCCATGCGCTCATCACTTTGCGCCCTGGTGCGTTGTATTTCGTCATCAGTTTGTTTTTTCTTGAGGTTGTAACTCTCCTCATCCTTGCTTTGGGCAATATCATTAAAGCTGGAAACAATATCAATGGTAACACTACTCCACTGGTTAAATTGCTTTTCGGTTTCATCCAAAAATTTCTTCCATGCTTTAACTGATTTTTCAGCCGCTGTTTCATTGGCTTTACTAATTTTTTTTGCATTGTTTATAATGCCATCAGTAATCTTTTCATCAATATCGGTTACATCCTTACCATAATCTTCATAAGCAGTTTTGCGCTCTGTTAAATCCTGTTGCTGTAGTTGGAAGAGTTGCTCCTGGTAGGTCTTCTCATCAATTACACCTTCAGCAAATTTTTTCTTTAATAAATTCCTACGAGCTGCTTGAGTATTCTCAAGGTTGGCAATGGTTTGCTTAAATTCTTCTTCAGCTTGTTTCTCATTAAATTTTTTAATCAGGTCGCCAGCCTTGCGTTGGTATTCTTCCAGCAATTGAAGCTTTAATTCTGTAAGTATTACTTCACGCTTCTTCTCCTCCTCAGTAAGGGGTTTTCCTGCCTTACGTTTATCAATTATACTTTGCTCGTACTGCTTTAAATCGTCGAGGTTATTTTCATACCTTACCTTGGCCAGTTCCACCTCACGTTGCAACTCATCATCAATACCCTGAGCATTGGCAGTTCGTAATTCTTTGGTGAGGCGGGCAGTTTCCTTAATATAATCCTCAATGGCTTTCTTCGCTTTCTCAATCTCTTCCGGAGTGGGAACGTAAGTAACTGTTTTTTTAGTCTCTTCTTTTGGTTTAGGTTTAAGTAAATCCTTTCCATTCAAATGATCAATGGTTACCCGATAACTTTCTGCAAGGTCAACAGTTTTTTGCCATTCTTTATTCAGATCCATTATTATCTGATTCTGTTTAGGTATGTAAGCTTCAACGTCGCTAGCACTGAATCCGCTGGCCCTTAATACATTTTCAGGATCAGCCTTTAGCCGTTCAAGAAATTCACGTTCTTTCTGAATCTGTTTATACAATGCATCGCTTTTTTCTTGGTTCTTATCATATTTAGCTTCAACCACTTTTACAGCCTCTTCATTCATTACCTGCTTAATTCTTTGCATGTTTTCGAGAAAATCTCTACCAGCTTTTGAACTAATATCTATCGCACCACCAATATTATTAAATGCTGTTACTGCACCAGGTGCAATTTCACTAACCTCTTTAATTATTTTATTTAGTTCAATCTGTTCATCTTTGCCAAGCTTCGTTTTCTTTTTTAATTCATCATACCTTTCGAGTAGTGGATTAAGTTTATCCGCAGTCTTTTTATATTGATCGTTAGCTTTATTAAATTTATCAATAGCTTTTTCAGCCTCATTTGTTTGTTCAGCTAGCTTAAGTAATGAATCAGTCATTGATTCAAAAAATCCAATAACCGCACTATTGGCAAGAAATCCATAAATAGCCTTACCCAATTTATCCAACTTCGCCCCAAAGGTTTCATTCTTAATAGCGAAGCTATCCATAATGGCCGATGTGCTTTGCAACGAACCTGATGCAAGCTTCACCTTCTCATCCATCATACCCACGTTTCTTCCTAGCTTCAAAAACACCTCACTTGCACCTGCTCCGCTCAACTCTGCATCTTTTAATAACGATGCAAGGGCAGTGGCACTCTGTGCATTTTTCTGGCTCTCTTCCAGCACCAGTTTAAATGCACCGTACAAGTCGGTGTTTACCATCTGGGCAAATTCAGAAACAGATACCCGGGCAATGGCGGCAAATCCTTCCACATTATTGCTCATCTTCTGCAATATCTTGGCAGTGGCAGTACCTCCACGCTCTGCAGTAAGCCCCAACTCCTGCATACTGGCACTTATACCCAATACCTGTCCGCTGGTAAGGCCCAATGATATTCCCACAGCTCCAATCCTAGTGGCAAAATCGCTCACCACCGGTGCCGTAGCCAGTCCGGCATTTCCCAACTCAATCAATGCATTACCTATATTTAGGAAATCTTTTGCCGGATCCTTGGTTCTAATGTCATCCAGAATATTCCTTAACTTACCTGTGGCCTGAGTCGCTTCACTGGCACTATTAAATTCCCCTTCCATGGCAATGGACATCTTATCTACGGCCGCGGTTGCCTCTAGTAATTTATCCTTATCAATTCCCAAGGTAGCCAATTCAAACGCCATCGATCTTAAATCCTTCCCACTTGTACGGCTTCCCAGTTTACCAAAACTTTCATTTAATCGCTCCACCTCTTCCTGTGTCATTTT